GGGTATACCGTACTATGCAACGATTACGAAATAAGAAGGGTTTTCCCCAAAGAACATATCATACCATCCATCCATCAAGATATGCCGCAAAGATTCCAAATGGTTATTGGCGCAGCCCTGTTACTCAACAGTTAATACTGCGAGACCTACTTGAATTTAATAATGATTGCGAGATGCCTGATGACTACGCATTAAAATGCGCAATTAGTCATGCAAGAGAAGCTTTCAAGTTACCAGAACCAGTTAAAATGTTACATTTGAATGATGTATTTAAACAGAAATTAGATATTTGGAACAAATCACCAGGTTTACCATGGCGTATGCATGGTTATTCCACAAAAGGACAAATTAGAGATGAACCTGATTCAGTTAATAGCGTTAGAAGATTTTGGCATTATGTAAAATTAAATGAAGACATGAATAGTACAGATTGTTGTGCTTACGTTAGGTCACACATTGCAAAATTTCCAAAAGAGAAAGTTCGTGCTATCTGGGGCTACCCAGCTACCATGACATTTGGAGAAGCCGTGTTTGCTGTACCATTGATAAGAAGTTATCAAAAGAATCCATCACCAATAGCGTATGGTTTCGAGACTGCACTAGGAGGTGCGAAGAAAGTGAAAGAAAAGTTTTCCGATAAATATAAGTATGCTTTCGATTTTAAGAAGTTTGATAAAACAGTACCTTCCTGGTTAATACACATTGCTTTTGCAATTTTAAAAGATAATATAAATTTTAGTGAATATGAAGATCATGGAATAGCTTATTATTCTAAAAATGTTAGAATGTTTGATTTCATTGAAGATTACTTTATTAATACACCGGTTCGATTAGCTAACGGACATAGATATGTTAAACGTAGTGGCGTCGCTAGTGGAAGTTATTTCACTCAGTTGATTGATTCAATTGTTAACTACATATTAATAACATGGGCTTGTTACGATCAAGACATTAGGTTTTTAAATCTTCTGGTACTCGGAGATGACTCTATGTTAGGCTTACATAGAACTTTGAACATGAAAAGAGTTGTTCAATTATTTAAGAAAATAGGAATGGAAATAAATGTGGACAAGAGTAATTGGTCTACAGATATAAATAAATTAACCTTCCTAGGATATAAAATAAATTTTGGATTTCCCAGCAAGGATCACGATGACTGGCTTGCAGCCTTAGCGTTTCCTGAGCGTCCTGATGACGATTATGCTGACTATGCTAGTAGAGCTTTAGGATTATTATTTGCAAATCTAGGTGTTGACGCAACCTTTGATAAGATGTGCAGAGATATACTGAAGTATCCTTTTAAAGTGAAGATGACTCCTAATTTGGAGAGAATGTTAAAACACATTGGTTATAGTGAAGTCATTCACGTACCAACAGTGTGGGAATTTCTAAAAAGATTAAGAATATGGTAGATCCGTTTTCCCCG